CCGGCGCTCCTGCCCATAGTCTTTATCTGAGAAACCTCTTGCGCTGACTCTTGAGCCTTCTTTACGAGGTGCTTCGGTCTTGTAAATAGCTGACTTTTCCTGTGGAGTCTCTTTGTATTTACCCACAGCTTTTGCACCCTTGTCTATTACCTTCTTAGTACTACCCTTATAATACTCTTCTCTGAAGGCATCCTCATCCCAATAGTCATCATCCATCTCTGTACTGCGTGAGTAAAACTCTGCTTCGGCTTTATCTCGTGCGGCTTCATATCTATCCGTTTCGTAACCGAAGGATTCCCCAATGTCACTTGCGGTATCTGAAATTGTAGTACCAATTCTGTCGAAGGTAATTCCCATTATTTTCCGAGTCCTAACATCCCACCTAGGGAAGCCACCTGTGTGGCGATAGATGGATTTGCAAATGCTTGACCTTGCATACCCTGAGCACTACTTTGATATGCGGTGCTTGTACCAAGACCAGCAAGGCTACCAAGTATGTTAGCGTAGTTGATGGCTTGTTTGCGCGTGGCTTCTTGCTCTTGCTGGGCTAACCTAGCTGCATCTGCAAGAGAACTTTGAGTGTACCCCTCCTGAGACTTACCAACTGCTTCCCGAAGTTGAGCAGGTAGAGCAGCAGTTTGAGCAACACTCTGGGCATAAGCAGGTAACTGGGAGAGAGCAGCAGTCTGTCTAGTATCCGCACCTTGTAACGCTTGGTACATACTAGATCGTGTTATCTCTTCACGTTGGCGCTGCTGTAGTGCCTGTAGCTCACCTAGAGCAGTGGAGCCTACTCCGAACTGACCAGCACCAATAGCTTGCTCTTGAGCAGTCTGCTTGTCACGTTCAGTCAGTGTTCTCGCCTGATCAGCAATAGTGCCCATCTGAGCTTGGTACAGTGGGTCCATCAGAGGATCTTGTGTGGCAGTGGCAACCCGCTGTTGGTACGCCTGCTGAATACTCTGGGGGAGACCATAACCTCCTTGGGCTTGGCTCGTCCCTAGTTGAGAAGCTAAGTCACCGTACCCAGTAAGAGCCTGCTGTGTTGAAGCAGATTGTCCAGGTGTAAGCGCACCTGTGTACAATGATGGATCTTGCGTGAAGACATCTTCCAATGTGGGTAAGTAAGACTTTATATATGGTTCTACTTCCCCATAAGGTTTAATCTCGCTCGACCCCACAATTCTTTCAGAGCTTGGTACTTGGACTACCGTCGGTTTCGACTTAAACATACTTCCCATATCTATAACCTTTTAAATAGTGTTGTGTTCATTGTAGTGTATCCTAAAGGTTCCATTACCTTTACCCACCCTTTTCTACCTATCATCTGACTGTACTTGTATCCTAAAGTATTGTAATGTTCTTCAACTTTAGGCAATCCGTATTCAAAATCGAATTTACCGCTTATTGCCTCAAAGTTTATAACGTCTGCTTTGGGGTATGCGAGAACACCTACAATAAAACACCCTACAATTTCTTCATCTTCCACGGATATCCAAAGATCAGTAATACCATCAGTTACTCTTTTTACTATATCTTCAGTGTCCATTAGCTCCCTGTTGCCTCTGGAAGCCGACTTGTCAATATATTCTATACACTGCGCTAGAACTTCTGCCCTCTTATTAGAAGAACGGTTAACTTTCTTATAGCTTAGTCCATGCTCCGCTGGAATTATAAAAGTATATTCCTTCTCCAGCGCTGGGATTCCAAGTAGTTCCATCTGCATATCGAATGTCACCTTGTGTTGGTTTACTAGGGGCCGCATATACCACATCTAAATGACCGTCTTGTATCGCGTCTAGAACACCCTGTATAGCAAATAAATTATTGTCTACAATAGTGGGAAGTTCTTCTGGGTTAGGAGTAGAAGTCTCTGGTGCGTAGCGTAGAAATTCTTTAGCCATTATCTATCCGATACTATTTCAGATTCCACAGCGTACCCTGACATGTTAAACTGGTTACCTGTTGTGTTCTCCACTTTAATAGCTAAGAATCTACCACGTACTCTACAGTCTATTTCACTATCAGTTCCAATTGTAAACGCTACTGGATCAGAGTATGATACACCCTCGTTTGCATTGACTTCCATACCCACACTTATATTGACAGTGCCCGTGCCTTCGAATCTGGGGAAGATCTTGGTTACACTCTTAACGTTACTAGGGCTACCCGCATGTAACCCTATGCGCTCCATGTATGAATTAATAGATGTACCGTTGAAAGTAATACCCGTATCAGCTAGGTACATCTTAGTATCGTTTGTACCACACATCAGAAGGGAATCAATTGTAGGGTTATAAGGCTGCTGTGCCCAGTTAAGGGTATCTGCGGCCCATGTGGTACTAGCAGCACTCCACACATTAGTCAGAGTAGGGTTAACAATTCCTCTGGCAATGTAGTTTGCTCCTGGTAGATCACGTACTGACCAAGTGCTATCACGATAGTTCCATATCAAGGCTTCGTCGGGGAACCCGTTGGTGGCACCTGTCTTAGGGTAGCATACCCATACTTCATTTTTAACTTTATTGTGTACTAAGAACGTCTTATAAGCATATGTTGAATCAATCTGTGAGAACAAGTATGTACGAACTTGATCATCAACGATACTTACCATTCTAGTACCATTATGCTTAACAACATCGTTGGTAGATACTAAGACATGCTCATTATTACCTATTTGTACAACTGCATCTCTGGCAAATAATCCAATGTCTTTGAACCGTTCTCTAAGGTTAAATGTGAACGTTCCTCCAGTATAGGTCAAAGAGTAGATGCTGTCTTCTTTATACACCATCAAGTCATTGCCCATTGGGAGAGCGTTTAGTAGGTGACCTTTAGTACCACCAACTGTAATCTGGTTTGCTTCCGAAGCTGTACTTGCTGTAGTCCAGGTGGTACTCCCGTTATTAGAGGCACCTTCTGGGATAGCATCACTCCATCGAATAGAGTAAGGTAGTTCAGCCCCATTGTCTGTTAGGTTAATTGCGATCAGGTGATTCTTAAATGGTACAATCACTTGACAACGTAGTGTTGAGGGCCACTGTGCTAGGTCCGTGAACACGGAACCCGACTGTAGCAGGCTCTGGGGGATATCTATACCGTTGTTGACCACAAGGACACCGCCCAGAGCATCTCCCTGCCAGTTATTCTCTGTGCTGGCTATTGTGGTATATGCGCCACTTGAACGGGTGATGGCTGCATGTGTGGTGCCCGTGATCTTATGTAGAGTAGTAAGACCACCGTATATCCATAGATCAGTAGAGGATTGCCTCCAACTAGTAGTCCAATAAGGAGCAACTGTAGGAGTACCAAGAGAAGCAGTATGACCACGAATACTTCCGGCCTTCTTGTCATTAAATCTAACGTTCTGCACAGAGGAGAACATATTAGCTGGCATATCATAGGGAGATAAATCAGCGTTGAACGTAAAACCCCCCTGTGTTCCGTTCACATCATATATTTCTTTAACCACTGCCAGTTTCCGTATCTATTGCCCAGACTGTATTTGTCGAACTCTTCCAAGCATATTGTAAAACCGTCTTCAGTAAACATATTACCCCCACCCTCTTGGATAATAGCGAAATTAGTGATAACCCAATTAGTATCAGCCATTATGTACCTTGCATAGTCAATACAGTCCCACTATACTCAGAGCGGTCTTCTCGTAGCGTTACATCTTTAAGTACCTTGGCGTACATACCACCAAACCGCTGGGCTTGTTCTGAATCGTTCAAGAACATAGCCCCCTCAAAGCAACTACCGAATAAATACAAGTCGGGGTAATTATCCAGGATAGTGTTTGTTATATTAGCATCAGAGAGTGCTGTTAGTTTCTGATAGTAGTAAATACCTATAGAGTAATCTCCATCGGGTGTAGGTAGTATCTTAATCGTTTCTCCTACACTTGTGTACCCTCTTGGATACCCAGTAGATATGCTACCGTACTCTCTAGTACCGGATTCTACTGATAGATACCCCAGAGCACGGCTTGAATCGCTTGTATCATAAGTAATGTTCTTTAATTGGATTATATCGCTAGGGAGATTATAGAAGGCCACCCCAGAAGTTGTAGTTGTATCTGCGCGTACAATACTAGATCTAAGAAGCAAGTCCCTGTCAAGTTTACCTTCGGTTAACCTAACGAAGTCAGGGATAGTAGATGTCAAGTCATTCCTATTTAAA